CTGGTGGATGCACGACCAGACCGACCCGCTCGCGAACACCAAGAGCGGCACCTTGACCGTTACCGAGGACGAGCGCGGTCTCGCGTTTGTCGCCGACATCGGGAACACCCAGCGCGCAAACGAGATCCGCGATCTCGTCAAGCGCGGCGTGGTGTCCGAGATGTCGATCGGTTTCGTCGTGAACCAAGACACCTGGGACGGGACGACCTCCCGCACCATCACCTCTGCACGTCTGCACGAGGTTTCCCTTGTTGAGAACGCGGCTTACAAAGGGACGCTCGCCGCCGTCCGAAAGGATTCGACCATGCCCCTGAAGGAAGATCGCGCTCGCGTTGCCGAGCTGAAGAACGAGTATCCGTCCGCCACCGACGAGCGCCAGCTCGCCATCCTCGAGGAGATCGGCGAAGCCGAGGAGCGCATCGCCTCCGAGAAGGCCGTCCTCGAGGCTCGCATCAGCGCGCCGGCCATCATCACCAGCTCGAAGCGCGTCGCCTCCCCGGCGAAGGACGAGACCCGCGAGTGGTTCCGCGGCGGCTTCCGCAGCAACCGCGCCACGAGCCTCGGCATGACGACGACCAACGGCGCGAACACCGCCCTCGGCGCCAATGCCACGATGCCCGTCCTCTCCAACGAGTTCGTGAAGGCGCTCGACCAGGAGTCGGTCATGCGTACCCTCGCGACCGTCGAGACCCGTGGCGTCGATACCGACGTCGCCTACATCTCGACCCGCCTGACCGCGACCCTGATCGCCGAAGGTACGGCCTACAACAAGAGCGACCTCGCCGCCTCGAAGGTCTCGTTCTCCGCCTACAAGAGCGGCGTCTACACCGACATCAGCGAGGAAGCCCTCCAGGACACCGTCTGGGACCTCGCGTCCAACGTCGTCCAGGAACACGGCCGCGCACACGGCCGTCTCTGGGAAGGCTTCTACGCGACCGGCACCGGCTCCAGCCAGCCGAAGGGCGTGTTCGCCGAGTCGTGGGCGACGACCCACACGACCGCGGCAACCGGCTTGCCGACCGTGGACGACCTCGTCCTCGCGGCGTACAAGCTGAACCCGGCGTACCAGGCGTCCTCGTCCTGGCTGATGAACCAGGCGACCTGGGCAAACGTCGTGAAGTCCTCCGCAAGCGGCAAGTACCTCCTCAACGGCGAGAACGGGAACATCCTCCGCGACGGCGCGGTGGCCCTCTTCCTCGGCCGTCCGGTCTACATCTCGGAGTTCGCCCCGACGGCGGCGACCGGCAACACGGTCTCCGTCCTCTTCGGCGACTTCAAGCGCGCCTACCGCATCGTCGACCGCGCCGCGGTCACCTTCACGGTCGACGACTTGTCCCAGGCCTCGAGCGGCCTCATCCGCTACTCGAGCCGCATGCGTTCGGACGCCAAGGGCATGGACCTCTCGGCCATGTGCAAGGTCGTCATCAAGGCCTAATCACGCCCCATCGCCAGCCGGGTGGGCGCCCCTTCGGGGGCGCCTACCCCGGACTGTGAGGACCCATGGCAACGATTCCGACCGTAGCCGAGGCTCGAGGGTGGCTGAAGCTCACCCACACGCAGGACGACGCGCAGCTCACGCTCGCGATCGCCGCCGCGTGGAACGAGTACCGGGCCGCTACCGGCCGGCTCGAGGCCGACCTCACCGATGCGGAGAAGGTCGCGCTCCTCGAGCGCGTGGCGAACCTCTACGGCTTCCGTGGTGACGACTCGGTCGGTCCTTCGACCTGGTACGTCGACACGATCCGCCGCATGAACAACCCCAACAGCGTGGGCTAACGATGGCAGGATGCGGCTACTGGCGCGAGCGATACACCTACCAAGTGCCGACGACCACGGTCGACGGTGCAGGGCAGGGTACGACCGTCTACGCCGACTCCGTCGTCGGCCTCGCCGGCGTGGTGACGCCGAACCAGCGCGAGGTCATGGACGACATGGGCGTCTCCGTCCGTACCGACGTCGTCATCGAGACCGCGTTCCATCCGTCGATCACCGCCGCCGGACGCCTGGTCGACGCCTCGACGACCACGGTCTACAACATCATCGGCGTCATCGACCCGGACGGCGGCAAGCGTCGCCGGCTTCGCATCACCGCGACCAACATCGACGGCCAGATCATCGACCCGGAGCCGGCATGATCAAGGCCTACATCAACGCCCTCGAGGTCAAGGCCAAGCTCCTCGCCATGAGTGACAAGGCGAGGAACCGGACGTACCAGCGCGTACTCCGTCGTGCAGCTTCGCCCGTGGTGAAGGATCTCCAGAGGGCATGGGCGAAAGCCAAGCGCCGCTCGGGACTTGTCACCGGCGAGATCGCCGACGCGCAGGAGGTCAAGATCCGCGTGTGGAAGAAGGGCGCCCGCAAGGGAGCCGTCACCATGCAGATCGGCACCAACTACAAGCGCGGCGGCTACGCGAACATCTGGCACATCCTCGAGAACGGCTTCAAGCACTACAGCAAGAGCAAGGCCTACGCGGCTTTCGGGCAGCTCTCGGCGCTCAAGCGCAAGCAGACCAATTTCCTCAAGTCCTCCGTCGAGGGCCTCAAGGGGCCGGAACGACGCCAGGCATGGAATCGCGCACAAGGCGAATACATGCGGCGCAACCCGCAGGACATGCGAGACATGCAAGCCATGTCGAGCGAGAAGTCTGGCAACGTCGAGCGAGCGCGTAAGGCTGGCGGGAAAATGATCCGAGGGTGGAAGGTCTCGCGGCCGATTGCGCAGCGACACGTCTCGACGGTTGCCAAGCGCGCCCAGGAATTGCTCGTCGCCGAAGTCATGCACCCAGTTAAGAAGAAGGGGGGCAAGAAGTGAGCGCCTCCAGCCTCCCGGAAGCCATCTTCGACCAGCTCGACGCGGCGACGACCAACCCGGTCTCCTGCGAGCTGCGGCGCCAGGGCGACCCCACGCCGGCCGTGATCTACGAGATCACGTCCTGCCGGTGGGACTTGGATATCTCCGGCACCTCGACCGGAACCGGCACGGCAACCGTCCGCGTCGACTGCGTCGCAGACCGGGCGCTTGCCGCCTGGTCGCTCGCGATGACTTGTCGCAACGCCCTAGACGGCGTTTGGACGCAGGGGACCTACACGCTCGTCGCTACCTCCCTCGAGGTCGCGCAGAGCAGGGCGGCACCAGACGACGGGCAACCCGACGCGGAGCGCGTCGCGACCCTTTCCGCGGAATTTCAATTTAAGGAGAACACCTAAATGCCAGCGCGAGCAATCCCCGGATGGGGCGGAAGCCTCACCATCGGCGGGACGACGATCCCGGTCCGCAACGTCACCATTACCCGCCAAGCGTCCGAGTTCAATCTCACGGCGCACGGCGATTCCAAGATGTTCTCCGGCCCCGGCCGCGTCAAGCGTGGCGGCTCATGCGAGGCCTACGTGAGCAGCGCAGTTGAGACGGCGGTCGCGGCCGTCATTGAAACGCCGAACCTCGGATCCCCGGCGAGCTTGGCGTTCACGCCCAGCTCCGGCGGAACCGCGATCACCATGTCCGTGATCATCACCGGCGCGGACCAGACGCATTCCTCCGAGGACGCGGCGATCTACTCCGTGACCTTTACCGAGACGCTGGCCCTCGCATGACCACGTCCTCCCCATCCTGGCGCCAGGTGGATCTCGACGGGGTCGGAGCCGTCGAGGTCCGCCCGGTGACCTTGCGCGACACGGTCGGGGCAGACGTGACCGATCCGTCGTTTATCCACAAGTGCGTCCGGCACGTCGGCGGCGAGGTCTACACGCGCGACGAGATCCTCGATCTCCCGGTCGCCGCGGCCAACGCGCTCGCCGGCGAGGTGATGAAGGCCCGCCCTACCTCGGCGCCGAGCGGCGCCTCTGGAGACTGAACCCGACCATGGACGCCGATCTGCATCTAGCCCAGGAGGAGACGACCATGGAGCGGGTCGAGTACCTGCTCACCGTGGTTGCGTGTTCCCTCACGGGCCAGCCGGCGCACGTCCTTTGCCCGTGGCGCCGTCGCGGCGTGGAGGGGTTCCTCCAGGCGGTGAACCGTGGCTAGTGCGGACATGAAGGCGGTCATCACGCTCACCGCCGACGCCTCGGGCGTCTCGGTGGGCGTCTCGAAGGCGATGAAGAGCCTCGAGAACCTCCAAGCGGGCGTCTCGCAGCTTCGGTCCCTCGCGGTCGCCGGCATCCTTGCGAACGTGTTCCGCGGCCTCGCCGACGGGGCCACGTTCGAATTGGAGCGCCTCGAGGACCTTGGCCGCACCTACAGCGCCGAGGGCATGGGCGCCGCGAACCAGCTCGCGATCGCGCAGCAGCAGAGCGACCAGACGCTCGGCCAGGCATTCGGGCCGATCACCGCGGCGATCGACCAGATGAAGGTCCAAGCGATCAAGGACCTCACCGACTACCTCGTCGCTAACAAGGAGCCGATCGGACAAGCCATGGCCGCGCTCGCCGGCTTCACCGTCGGCCTTGCCGACATGACAGCGCAGACGCTTGTCGCCTTTGGCAAGTTTGTCGATTGGATTTCTAACCACACGCCGGGCGAGATCATCACGGACGTCGCGGTCGCAACGGGCGACGCGGCGCTAGGTTCGCTCGGCATCAACAACGCGCAGATGACCGCCATCGGTCTGATCTACGACGTGATTAAGTCCAAGCTCGGAGGCGACTGATATGCCAAGCACCAGCCAGATCCGACGCCTCCCGGAAACCGACTCGGTTCAGCTTGCCGCGCCCGGCGACGAGACGAGCTGGACGGAGTCGCTTCTCTACACCTACAACGACACGCCGATTAAGAGCGTGTGGCAAGTCCTGGCCGACCCGATTGTGCCGCAGCAGGGGCAGCGCTACCAGGTGAACCCGGAGCCGCAAGATCCGACCACGGATATCCGCACCATGTTCGTCTGTCGGTCCATCGACGCAAGCCCGGTGCCGCAGTCGCCGCGCGCCTGGCATCTCCGCGTCAAGTGGTCGTGCCGCTACCCGATGAACGCAACGCGGCCCTATTTCAACCTCACGCGGTCTACGGCGCAGCGCACGGTCCCCATGTACCGATCCGGCTCGGCGATCTACACGGGCGTCCCCGCCAATGGAACCATGCCGTTCCCGCCGACCGCGTGGGTGGGCGGCACGTCCGTCGACATGAACGGCCAGCCGCTCTCCGTCAAGGTCTCGCAGCAGTCGATCCAGGTGGACATCCTCTGGGACCGGACGCGCGACCGTTCGACGGACGCCGTAAGTGGAGCAGCAGATAGCCCGGACCCGCCGTCCGAGTGGTCGTCGATCTACGTCAACACGCGCAACAACGCGACCTTCCTGGGCTGGCCGACCGGCTACGTGACCTACCTTGGATGGACCGCAAACGAAAGCCCGGACGAGACGCTGGTGATCTCCCATCGGTTCCTCGCCGACGATTGGCAACACCTCGAGCAGCGCGTCGCGCCGAACATCGGAGGCAAGCCGCTCCTCGCCGCCGGTCCGACGCTGGTCACCATACCGACGCAGTCTGCCGCCAATGTCTATTGGTACCAGCCGTTCGTCTCGTTGACCAATTTCAACAACCTCCTCTCCTGGCGGGCAAACCTCCTGAACGCCATCAACGTCCCGCAACCCTCCTACCCGTGAGCTACCAGACTCCCATCTTCGAGTCCGGCCTCTTCGGCAAGGCGAACCGTTTCGTCTGCAACGGGTGGACGCAGTCCGCCCAGGCGGTCGCGGGGAATGCCGAGGGCCTCGAGTGGGCGCAGCGGCAAGTCGTCCAGGGCAGCGTCCCGGAGCGGTGGCTGGCGAAGCTCACCGCGGCGACCTCGATCGGAGCCGACCGATGGACCTACACCTTCGAGCCGGTCGCGATCTCCTCGAGCAACGCGCCGGCGGCGCTGCTGACGAGTACGTGGGGGGCAGGGACGGGCGCCATCAACATCCGCGAGCTTCGCAACGACGGTAGCCAGGTCGACGGAAGCCCAAAGCCGTCCGGCTCGAGCATCGGCCCCGTGGGCAGCGTCTACGCCTCCGGCGCCTGGACGACCTCGTCGCTTGCCGGCTACGTCGAGATCCACCTTGACTACAACACCAGCGGAGGCGTCCTCTTCTGGTTCTCCGAACCGAATCCCGTGAGGTGCGCATGAGCCAGTACCGCTATATCCATTCCGTGTGGCCCGCGTCCGCGGCCACGTCGGACATATCTGCCGAAGTTCTCGTTGTCGCGGGTGGCGGTGGCGGCGGTGGCGCCTCTAGCGCGTCAGGCGGCGGCGGCGGCGGTGGCGGCGGCGGTATCCAGTATTCGACGCAAACACTTGCCAGCGGAACCACCTACGCGGTCACGATTGGTGCAGGTGGCGCGGGTGGAACGAGCGGGAGAGGCAGCAACGGAAGTAACAGCGTCGTTTCAATACTCGCAATTACCGCAACCGGCGGCGGCGGCGGCGGCCGCGGCGATTCGCCAAGTTCCGGTTTGAACGGCGGCTGCGGTGGTGGTGGTGGAGCAAACGTAGGAACCGGCGGTACTGGTTCGCAGGGGTTCAACGGCGGAACCAAGACAACGTACGCAAGCCCGTATTTCGGCGCTGGCGGCGGCGGTGGTTCTGCGACTGGGTCCGCTCTCGGTACTGGTGGTAACGGAGAAACCTATTTCGGTTCTACCTACGCGGGTGGCGGTGGCGCTGGGCAGCTCGTGGGCGCTGGCGCAGCTGGTGGTAGCGGCGGCGGTGGCGCAGGCGGCAATCCGACCGGAACAGCCGGAACCGCTAACACCGGAGGCGGTGGTGGAGGCGCCGGAAGCGCCTATCCAACGGGCGGCGGCTCAGGCGGTGCGGGTGGTTCCGGCGTTGTGGTGATTCGCTATCCCGGAACGGTTGCCGTCGCAACTGGCGGCACGATCCCTC